CAGATCAGACTTTACGCCGCTCAAAGTCTTCGCGGTTTTACTAACGGTTCCGTCAGCATTATAGGACCAATCATATAGGCGGGAATCCGGGGGACTATCCTGCACGATTTCGGTAATCCCTGCCGAGGTTCTATCCTTTGCGGACCAGACATCCCAGTTCGGAGGCTGCAAAACACCATTATCATCACGCCATGCCTTGCCAATCCGGATAGTTTGGTCGGTAGCCTCGTGGCGGTAAACAGTTGCCATAATCTGCTCCTAATAGAGACTGTATCGGGTGTTGAAGTAACTTTTTAGCGACGCTAAGTCATCGCCTGTTTGTACCGACGAGTAGATCGCCAATTCAGCGATGGTGCAGTCCGCGTACTGTGTTGATGCTGTCTTCGCTCCAACAGATATTGTTGTCAGCGCGAGTGTTCCGCCATCACCTCCGGTGACAGCACTATCGTTATTCAGAGCCTGAGAACTGCTGGAGCCGTTCCACAACGATTGCATTAAATACGCCGTGCCAAGGGTCGGGGATATAGCGTTGATGAAGTCCTCCCCTGCTCTTTGCTTGAGTTGTGGCGATGATCCGTTCTGGACGAATGATTCCATATCGGTTGAAGGATTAAACCCGAGGATCACATCATTGCTTGTCCAAGTGTTCACTTTCGCCACGATAAAAACATGTACTGGCTGTGCCAGACTGAGAGAAGACACGATTAGGTTATCATCAGAACCGTCAAAATCCAGCACATCCTTCCCGTTAAGATTGGCTGATAGCAATGTCGGTCTTTTGGTACCTGAAGATGTTAGATCATGGCCGTTACCACTTTGATCGGCCCATTCGCTCACCAGATCGGAACCGTCCTTGGTCACTCCAAGATCGGCTCTGAAATGAACAAATAGATTTGTAGTCACAGGGATATCGCCTGAATCCGGGTTAGCTAGCCACTGCGAACCAAACATGGTCATTCGGTCAGGCTCCTGATAGTGCTTTTTGAACTGCCCCAATGAGTATCGAGTCAGCCGCCGATACAAAATAGGGTATAATATCAACTGCATTCGCGGCGGTACTAAGCGTGATACCGTCATCTCCAACGGTCTTAAACTGACTCCCAAGAGCCAAAGTACGACTACCGGTGCCGTCCTGGATACAGACAATCACACCCGCCTGACCGACCTGTTCAGTTGTGGGGTTGTCAAGTGTCACGTTACCGGTGAAGGTCAACACGAAGTTTTGGTTGGCTGTGAAATCCAGCGTGATGCTGCCGGTGTTGCTTGTGTCTGTATCGGTCTTTGCCAGGACAGTACCGGCGAAGGTGCCTGTGGTCGTACCTGTTGCGATGGAGAATACAGTGGCGTCGGCGTCGTTTTTGATTGTGACATCCGTGGAAGATCCTTGTCCTGTGAGGATAAGACCTTCGGCGCTGGTATAACCAATCGCCGCGTCATCACCAGCGGCGGTATCTCCAGCAGGTTCTACTGTTCCGGTAGCAATTAAATTCCCGCCAGCCGTTATATCACCAACCACCGTGACATTGGTAGTTCCTGTGGGAATCTCTAGAACATCTGCGTCGGCATCATTCTTGATCGTTACATCGTTGGTGGAACCTTGTCCCGTAATAATGATGCCTTCGGCACTTGTATAGCCTATGGCTGCATTGTCACTGGCGGCAGTGTCACCGTCTGCGTTAAGAGTGGAAGCCGTCAAATCACCAACGACATCGACGTTCGTCGCCCCCGTTGCAATGGTAATAACGTCGGCATCGGCATCATTCTTGATCGTTACGTCGTTGGTGCTGCCTTGACCCGTGAGAATAAGGCCCTCGGCACTGGTGTAACCAATCGCCGCATTGTCAGAAGCGGATGTATCTCCATCAGCATTGAGCGTAGAGGCCGTTAAATCCCCAACCACATCGACGTTCGTCGCACCCGTCGCAATGGTAATAACGTCGGCATCGGCGTCATTCTTGATTGTCACGTCGTTGGTCGAGCCTTGGCCCGTGAGGATGAGGCCCTCGGCAGAAGTGTACCCCATGGCAGCTTTGTCGCTGGCCGCAGTGTCGCCTAAAGCATTAAACGTGCCACTGGAAGTAATATCACCGGACGCTGTTATAGTGGCTAATTGCAGATTAGATAACGCATCTATTACCGCCGCGCCAGATCCAGCCCCGTCCATATAAACAGTAGCGGATTTTCCATTTTCTACAGTTATATTTGCTCCAGAGCCTTGCGTAAGAATTACGGAGTATGGTCCACTAGAGCCAGAATCGGTAGTTGCGTTGATGATAATAAAGAAGGCAGCAGTCGTGTTAGGGGCTACTGTAACTGTGCAATTTGAATCCAATGCCCCTGTAAATTTAATTACACGATACATTCCATCTTGCAGATTCTCTGTCCCGGATCCGGGAGATGCCTCTCGCACAGTTAAAGTGTGCGTGTCTGCATTCGTTGTTATCGCAACAGCTTTGTATGAGGATATCCGGTCCAGAATGTCCAGATTATGATTGGTGGTCGTTCCCCACGCTCCGGACTGTTCTCCGGATCCTATCTTCTCGATACCAAAACTGGTTGTATACGAGGAAGCCATAACTCGTCTCCTATGCCGCTATCTCTGTCCAACTGGGTGTTTGAGAAGTGCTGATCTCGGCCCAACTAGGTGTTTGAGAGGGGTCTATTTTACTCCAAACAGTTACCTGACCAACGGAACTGGTGGCAGAAACGCCATCTACCGTAAATGCGAAGTCTATCTGAACACTTCCGATTCCACCAGCGGCGGAAACCCCGGTCACGGAAAGATTGGAATTGGTAATTATCGACGGGCTTCCAATCGCGCTGGCAGCGGAAACGCCCGTTGGCGACACGGTCACAGCCGAGAATACGGAAGGTGATCCAATCGCGCTGGCAGCGGAAACACCCGTTACACTGATACTGACGGGAAGGCTGACGGTTACCGATCCAGTCGCACTGGCAGCGGAAACACCTGTAACCTCGACCGGAACAGGCTCGTCCCAGGCCCCGGAATTCCAGGTACTTCGATCCCAGCCAGTAATCAAAGCCATTTACGAGATCCTGATTATCGCATTGTTCGCATCGTTGGCGGGAAACTGGATCGTGAAATCCCCTGCACTGGAGGACTTGTCGCCACCGAAATTAATGACCGCAACTGCCGGATATGCCGCATGATTGGTCGTGGATCCCGTACCGGCGGTACTCAAAGTACTGTTATAGATCAAAGCTCCCCTTGCACTGGAAATCGTGGAAGTGGACCAAGTGCTGTCGGCAAAATCCAGAAATGCGGTGGGGACCGAGCTACTGTTATCAGCCAGGGCAAGCGTCACACTCGCTAAGGAATTACCACCCGCTGTGTAGGCGGTGCCACTAACCTCGTTACCGGTTGTGTAGCCCGTGGTGTCTGCATCAATGGACGAGCTATTGGTGAACATCGCGATCTTGAACGTATCCGCACTGATCGCGCTCGAACCCGTGCGCGTGTGAGGTGTCCAAAAATGGATGCCCGCCATCGCTTCCGTCTTGAAAGTCCCGCACATTGCGGATGTTCCAACTGCCATTACAGTCTCCTTATGATCTCGGCTACGTCATCATGGCCCTGCTGCTTCATCAAAGACCATATGGTCGTTCGCTCACTTTGAGCCATCCTGTGCATATAGAAAACCAAAACTTCCTTCAGCCTGTTCCTGTGAGCGAACGCTTGATCGCGTATAACAGGAGGGGCGTCCTCCGAAACCAGCATGATCTTATTCAAGGCCATTTCGGCCATTTCTTCCGCCGAATGCCCCCTGTTCTCGGTGGTGAAAACCTGAACATCGCCCAGACCGGAAGAACCCATTGAATCAAGCATCACTGAACAGGTCTCCGAACCCTGTCATACCGGAACTGATCCCTAGTCTGCAAACCCTCGCCCAGATTCTTCAGCCATTGAATAGCTTCCATGAACCTGTTGTTGTAGAGACTCAAAAGGTCCTGCTCACCCTTCATAAAGGTGTAAGCCTCTACAAGACTGCCATACAGAAGGCAAAGCTCTGCGTTTGTCCCGAGCCAGCTAGTCCCGTCTCCACTGGTCGTTATGGAAGTCGGACGGTAATAGTAATGTAGCTCCATCGTGTAGTTATCATCTGGTGTAGGAGCCAGCAGAAAGGTTGAATCATCCCAATCTGCATAGTATTTCGGAGTTCCCGTAGTAGCAGGGTTAGGTGTGTAGTCCTGCAGAAAAGTAACCTGCTTGTACAGAAGAAACTCGTTGCTCGAACTGTTAACCACGCTTAACGAATCTTGTGCCAGAAAGTCAGTAGGTTTAGCCAGAAACTTGTTCGAAGAGGCCACGGAACCCTGTGAGGACTTCCGGAAAACATCTAGTTGGCATTCCTTGAAAATACGTTCTTCTGCATTAAGGATAAAACGGGACAACTGACTTGCGAAGGTCGTCTCCGTATTGTCCGTATAATCCTGTATGGCGGTCTTCAAAGTGGTGAATGTAAAAGCCATGTCATGCACTCACTGTTACAGGACCGGCAGAGACGCTTCCTCCACCGCCCCTGACATTTCCAGTCGTTGCGGTCCCACTCCCGGAAGTGAAAGAATAACTGTCATCATTCACCTTGGTTATGGAAAACCCGCTTGAGTTCTCGATAGCGGCAGACGTAAACCCATCAAACGCCCCCGAAGAACGAAAACGGACAGTATCTCCCGTGCTCCTCCCGTGACCCGGTTCCGTTACCGTTATAACGGCAGAACCACTATTTCCGGAAAGAAAAGGATTAAAAGAAAGAAGAACTGTTACAGCCGGTTCTGTCCTGTCGGGACGGGGATTTCTTAAAGCTTGAGGGTCAGCGGCTGTTTTAACAACAAACAACTGGGGCTGCTTAGATTCCCACTCATCTTTACCGACAAGCATCCCGGTCCATTCTTTACGCATATGCCGAAGCTTGTAGGCCGCACCGGACCTATCTGAAATACCAAGAGCGTATTTATCTGAAGCATACCGAGCCATTATGATACCGCACTTATAAAGCTGTAGGCTGGAACCAGGGTTATATCGGCCTTGTCCCTGTCCTCTTCCGCCGCCCGTTGGAACTCTTCTTCATACAACATCTTCAATATCTGAATCCTGTCTGGCGCTCTTTTCAAAGCAATGTAGTAAGCCAAACCTGCAGTCATACAAGGATAGAACCTGAAAGGGACCTGAAGAGTGTTGATCGACGTATCGGCATCATCTATCCGGACAAGCCGGTCATAAATAAACTGATCAGTGCTGTTTTCGGGAGTGGGCCAGACCTTAACAACCGGAGTGATAAGACGGTCCACATAAAACTGAGTAGGACGCCCGGTTGTGGACTTTGTTGCAATACTCAGATAATCGTCCCGACTAATCCGGGTAATTGCTATGTCGGAACTGTCACGACGCACCACGCCGGAAAGAATATCAATCGTGGCTTGGACATCCTCAAGAGAGGCTGTGGAGGTCGTCGTTGTCGTAGCCGAACTGGACGAACCTGTTATCGTCTCACCGGAAGTGAAGGTTCCAGTAGGCACCGAAAGCGTCATGGAAGTGGAAGCAGGTTTCGTTAGAAGGGAGGCTGTTGCGGCACTTGTACTCCCCGTAATGGTTTCAGCTATCGTGAAACTGTCGCTATCACTTACAGAAAGAGTAATAGTGCCAACGGGATAGTCCGCAATATCCTTCGCGAAAGTCTGTGTAACTTGCTCTATTGTCCATCGATTAAGACCGCGATTGGCCCAGTCTGCAAACAACAGATTTAGAGACCTTCGTGCGGTCTGGGCATCGTAGCCGGTACGAAGTTCCAGACCGCAACGCTCGAAAGCCTCTTCTATATAT